GATAACTGACCTGTTGTACCAGAAGTCATTAATTTAGAAGTACCATCTAAAGCAATGTTTCCTAAGTTAGGGTCATCAAAACATGGATTGTGAACTAAAGTTAATTTACTTCCAAGAGCGTGGTAAGTAGTAAAGTTTGCACCAACTGCAACTTCTTGACCAGCTTTGTCTACCATAATAGAGCTAGCTGAACCTGCATTAGATAAACTATTACCTAAGTAAGTTTTCATAGCTTTTTGGAATTGAACCATACCTTGCATACCAGTAAATACTACAAATTCATTACCTGTAGCTTTCATTGTATTCAAAGAAAGAGTTGCAATTGTATCAAGCAAAATAGCGTCAGTTAAACCATTAGCTACATCATACACAAAACTGTGAGAGCTATCAATTTGAGCAATAATACCATCTCCCATAATTGGGTGTCCATTAGTTGGGTCACCAGCATCACCAGGGAAATCAAAACCAGTATCCATAGAAGACTTACCAAACCAACGATTCAATTCAAGTTCGTACATGAACTGGTCAGTCATTTGTTGCTCTTTAGTAAAGTACCATAGTCTGTGACCGTTGTGCTCTACCCAAGTAACATCATGTAAATCAATACCGTTAATTTTACACTTTCTTCTTGAAAGAGTCAAGTGGTTACGGTGAGTTTCTGGGTAAGCGTAAAGTTCACCTACTTCATCACCAAGAGAACCTTGACCAAAAGCAGAACCAATTACACCTAAAACTCCACCTTGAGATAAAGTAGCGTCATATCCAACTATTACTTTCAAAGTAACAGGACAAGTTCCACCAGAACCAGTATTTTCAACACCAACAGAAGTAACACGAGCAGTACCGCCAGTATTATCCATTTTTACAATGTCACCAGCTTGTAAGTGGCAGTGGAAATCATTAGTACTACTTCTTTCTGTTTTGATGTTTACAGTAATAACATCACCAGCGTTTCTATCTGCAGTATCATTTGAATCTGCAATAATTGCAGGTTTTTTGTAACGGTTCATTACTTTCCATTCGAAAGCGTTTGCACCAATTACTTTTTCACTAGCTCCGAATCCTAATCGTTCTAGTAAGTACGTCATAGAGTAACGAGGATATAACTCAATAATCTTCTTCGCTATCTCAGGGTACTTCAGCATGTTGTTGACAAGCGAATTGTCAGCAGTGTTGTACGACGGGTCGTACTTTGCACTAAATACCTTCATTTTTTTAAATTTTGTATAAGTTTATAAATAAATTTTTATACAATTATTTTAAAAATGCTTTTGGGTCAAAACCTTCACTTTTTGGAGTAAAGCTATTCTGACTTCGAGTATTTTGACTAGGAGAAGTTATGTTATTAAGTATCTTAGATTTTCCTTGTTCGACGCCTTGCGTTCTAATCATTTTGAAAATTTTGTCCTTATTCTTCCAAAGAAAAGCAGCCTCCGCAACATTGGCATGAGTTTCAAATATTTCTTTAGAAAAGTCTCCTGTTGTTATATAATTGTATAATTTTCTTTTTTCATTATTAGTTACTTTACCACCAAAAAATTCTTGTCGACTTTTTAGGTGACTTTGCAACTCTTGTTTTGCTTTTTGTTGAGCTTGAATACTTTCACGTTCAGCTTTTACCTGTTCGTCTCTAATATTTTGTCGCTCTTTCTGTACAAACTTTTGTAATTGAGTTCTTATTTGTAAAGCTTCACGCTTTAGTAAACCAGACTCTTTAAGTTTAGTTACAGTGTCCTCTATGTAATCATTATCAAAGTTTGATGCTTGCATGTCTGCAATAACCAACTCTTCGTCATTTCTTTTAATAAACTCCTGTATTTGATTTATTTTATCATTGTCTTGTACAGGATTTTCAATCAAGCTTTTAACTTGTTGAACAAACTCATCTTTGCTTTTAGCTTCAACTCCAAACTCAGAACCTACTTCATTCCAATCAAAAGACTTTGTATCAGAATCTACTGCGTCCCAGTCTTCTTCTTTTGGCTGCTCTTCTGTTTTTGCTTGCTCAGGCTTTTGCTCAACTTCGATACTGTCCCAGCTAAAATCTTCGTTATCGCCTTCTGTACCTTCAGTAGCTTCTCCTGACGTTGCAGCTTCTTGTTTATTGGTATCTTCTGCTTGTACAGTTTCTTCTGACTGTACTTCAGATTGGTTTGTTTCTTCAATATTAGTTACTTCTTTTGCTGTTTCAGAACTAATAAATGCTGCTGCATCAAATCCTTTGTTACCATCACCAGATGTAACTTGGTCTATAATACTATTACTTTCACTCATGCTTTTTGTTTTTTGTACAGCAAAGATAATTTATTTTTTTTACTTTGCTTGCTGGTTATTTAATTGTTCTTGCATACTTCCTTTGATGCCTTCAAGCTCTATTTTAGCTTTTTCTTTTAGAGCTTCAGACTCATATTTTGCTTCTTGATTTATCTCTGCTACAGTAACTCTTGAGTCTGCTGCAATTTTAGCTATGTCAAGTTTATTTTGGAGCTCTGCATTTCGACGTTGCTCTTCCATTTGTTGTTGTTGCATAGCTTGTTCTTGCATTGACATTTGTTGTTTCTGTGCATCTTCTTGAGCTTTCTGTTGTAACTTTCTCATACTATCCATACCACGCTCAAGTATAGTTTCAGCTTCATTAAGACTATCTGCTTTTAGAACTTTGATAGCATCTAACATGTTAAGACTACCATTCTGTAAAGCTGCCTGAGACATTTGTTGTACCATTTGTTTCATAGCATCATCCTTACCAGAATCTCCTATAAATACACCATAGTCGTTAAGAGCAATGTCTGGCAATACTGATAAAAATTTATACCCACCATCACCAAGTATGTATCCTGCCTTTTTACCTTCAGACCAACATATTTTCATTAGATTGCACATTCTTTCAAACACCATCTTTTTAACTTCGTTGTGCTGATAGAACCAACCTTTAGTTGATAAAGAAGATTGTACAACACTTCTTTGCACGTTGCCTACATATTCGTATTGAGATACAGAACCTTCACGCTGAGGTGACACTCCAGATATTTGACCAGCAGTTTGCTCTAACATTAATTTAAGCTCTATAAGCTGTCTTACAGAGTTTGATAGGGTAAAGTCTATCTGTTGAAACTGATTAAATCTAGAGGCCTCTTGACCTTCCATCTGACTGTTTATTGGTATGATACCATCTGTTTTTAAATGATACATAACACTTTGCATATCCATACCAATATTTGTAGGTAGCTGTGATACATCATACACAACTGCCTTACCACCAGCTCTTGCAAGTGTAAGCTCAATATGATAATGAACTATGTTATACATCATTTGTACGTGACGTAGTAAGTCACATAAAGAAATGCTTTGTCCAGTAGAGTAGTTGTGTATACAACCAACATATGATAAAGGAGTTGTACCTGCATCATCAACAGAACGAACTTGATTTGGTCTTCGTCTACAGTCAACATATATCTGACCACCTATTTCAGTTGCCTCCCAAATGTCATCTACAAACTTTTTTTCTATAATTTCTTTTTTACGAGGCTTGTAGTTTTGACCTACTATTTTTTTGAATGGTGTATACGGGTCGTGTTTGTTTTCAGATATTTTAAAGTTGATTTCTTTAACAGACTTCCACTCACAAGTTACAACTCGGATTCTTACGCCTTTGTCTTTATCAAAATCTATCCATTCTATATCTTGGTTGAAGTCAGACAACTTATCTATACCATCAATCTGCCGTATCTCTTCTAGTTTCTGTACGTCTTCTTTTGTAAGTTGCTCTCTGTACTCATCTATAACTTCATTTACACTCAAAAATCTTTCTTCTGCCACCCAGTTTGCTTGTTCAAGATAATCGCTTTGTATAGATGAATCCCATATAACACTTCTTGGGTCAATACGTCTTACAAAAGGGTCTCCGTTTTTTACATATACTTTGTAGAAACATTTACCAGTTACTAGAAAGTCACGAAAACCTACTCTAAATATATCTTTGATTCTGTACTTTTCAGTTAAATAATCTAGCCCATCTTGACAAACCTCTTCTATAAGCTCTTTGTATTCATAACGCATGAACTCATCTATATCATCTGGTATAGGAAACTCTCCGTTTTCTGTCGGTGGCTTTACACCAAAAGCTGTTTCAAACTGATTGTTTATGTCTTCAAGAAGTTTGTTTGCAATTAAAGAAACTTTAAATTTTTCTTTACGCAATGCAGCCTCTTTGTTTATAGATGTAACTTTTTTATCAAGAGGTCTTTCAGCGTCTTCGTTTACCAACAAGTCAATTTTAGTTTGAGCTAAAGGAAAGTTAGCCATCTGTGCTGGAAACGGCAACCCATACTGGTCTGTTATGTACTCGTAGTCTTTTGTGTTTATGTGACCATTGTACATAGCATAGTTTGCTATATCTTTATTTCTGTTGTTAAGAAAATTATCAGCAGAAGAATTAGCACCGCCTAAAAATCTTGTTATTGAACGCAAGTTATCTATACACCATTCTTGTGTCTTTTCGCTATCAGGTATAGCTTGCCGTGGAAACCCGTGATTATTAACTGCCATTTTTATTCTTTATATGGTACGAGTCTGCCATTTTCACGCTTATAATAAACAAACCCAATATTATTTAACTTAGATTCTCCAAATTTAACACTTTTTTCGTATATGTCTATGTCATGTATAAGACACAAGCCAAATGCAATAACACGGTCAGTATTTCGTATACCATAGTTAGCTAATTCATCTAGCAAATCCATAAACCAAATATCACCACAATTCTCTTCTACATACTTATGTATATACTGTTCCATAACTGATTTAGTATGCTTATTCATTTGTATACCAAACCTGTTTCTATTTACACTTTTTGGTGAGTGTGCTGCAGTAGGTCTTTCTTTCATATACTTCATGCCACCCATTCTTTTGAAGTAGTCAATTATACCAATTTTTGTAAACTCAATTAGCATTTTTGAATTATAGTATACAGCCAACTTTAAACAACCATCCCAAAACTCTTCAGCAGTTTTAGGTCTTTCTGTGTATTCTGCAACAACATAGTTGCTAGGCATATCTACACTATAAAATCTTCTGTATATAATTGCACTACCCAAAGACTTAGAACTCTTGGCAGTGTCTTGGTCATACGAGTCAATACCTCCAATATCTAAATCTTTGTAATCAGTTAAGGGGTGTGATAATATTTTATAAGGACCAGAGTCATCTGGAATCCACTCTACATACATATCATCACCAACCCATTCTAGTCTGCCTGACTGTATTTGATTCTCCATTTGTGGAGATGACATTATCTCACCTCTTTGCTCGTTTATGTTAGCAATGTTAAACTTTGAAGATTTAGTTTGTAAAAAAGCTTCTTCAACAGTTAGGGGGTAGTTTTGTATATGTAAGTTGTAACCTTTTGCGTTTGCTCCTTGTTTTAGTAAATTACGTTCTTCAAGTAATTTTTTTTCTGCACCCTCAATATCAGACACACCTTTTTCTAGATTAAAAAATCCATGATAGCATTTAGTAGCAGGTATAAACATTGGCAAAAGATTAAATGCTTCTGCATTGTAATACATGTCCATAAAGTCTTTTGATGACGCCTCTATATCACCACCAGTACCACCAATGATAGGAACACCATATTGTATGTCACCATCCATAAAACAAGCTTTAGATGACATGTATGCATTTAGTAGCTCCTTGAACTCACCAGCTTCTTCAAAGACCATAACAGACAAACGCTCACCTTTGAATACTTCAGGGTTGCTCATTGTTCTACAGTGTATAGAAGATTGAAAGCCACCTACATTCCACTTACCATCTTTGTCTTTCTTCTTATAGCCAGACTTTAGCAGCGCGTCTGCATCTTTTAAAATAGAGTGTCTAAATATTGGTTGTTGATTAAACAAGCCATTCTTTACTTTAC